CGGTCTCGGTCGGGACGTCAACGAGTACGTTGGCGACCGCGATGTGATCACCGGTCTCGGTCGGGACGTCAACGAGTACGTTGGCGACCGCGATGTGATTACCGGTCTCAGACACCGCCATATCAGGTCCAGGTGGTAGCGGTGGCGCTCAACCTCACCGCGGCGTGGGACACCGGGTGGTCAGTAGCGGGGAGGAGCCGCACGGTGACGACGCCACTCAGTGCACCTGCCGCAATGTTGCCAATGGTCACCGAGTTAGCGTACGCGCCCCCACTAAAACTGAACTGCGTGTAGTCCCTGGTGTAGTCCGTATAGCCAGTAAGTGAGTGCACTGAGGATCGGCTAACCACTACACTGTTCGCTTGCAGTGTCCCGTGGCTGTTCTTGATACGGAACGTGTGGGTGCCTGTGGTCGAGCGAGCGATGTCCTCAAAGTCGAGTGCGCCGAGGGGTTGGTCGAGCGTCGGGTGCCAGAACGACAGCGTCTTCTCACCAGCGTTGTTGGGCGTCCCGTAGAAGTGGAGCGTTCCGAACGCACGCGTGGTTCCCGACACCTTCAAGAACCTAATGCCTTTTACCCCCGTCGCCACCAAAGGCTGAATGTCCTGGCGGATATACGGCATATTCGTAGACGAGTTCTCACCCGATGGGGTGGCCGGTGACGCTACAGCCACAGTCCAGGACCCGTTTCGACCGTCAGTAGTATCAGTGGACTTCTCCACTTGGTACACCAGCCCCGTACCGTCGAGGCACATCGTGTAGCCGACTAGGTCTGTCGGCACAGGGAACACCACGGCGACGTATTCTGAGATGGACTGCCGCGATCCCGAACCCCAGTTATCCCCGGCGAAGCGGTCAACAAACGTATCGTCTATCGTCGTGATGACCCCGCCAGACAGCGGGTAGACTACCAATGCGGAGCCGTTGTTCCCCCACTCCAACCGTGGGCCGGGTAGGGCATCAAAAGAACTCGTCATCGTTCATCCTCTCGGCTTGTAATCACACTGACCAACTTCCTGCTGCTGCTTTGATAACCGCGTTCCACAGACCGAGCGGTTGCGCCGGGTCAATGGTGCGCTTCACGTGCAGAAGACCACTGATAGCCCCTGGTGCAAGATCACCGATGTTCGACAGACCAGCGGTGTACGTGGTTCCGTCGGTGGACAGGGTGTGGGCATCAGTGTAGGAAGGAGATGAGTCAGTAGAGTCTACCATCGTTACTGCAACATCGTTGGCAGTAAAGGTAGCGCTCGTGTTCTTCACGCGGAACGTGCGAACCGCCACCGAATCGCGGGGAGTGTCCCCCCAGTCGAAGTGAGCAGCCGGGACGGGCTCGTCCAGCGTCGGGTGCCAGATCGTCGTGACCTGCGCGTTGGTAGTGGAGCGCTGGCCGAAGATGTGCAGCGTCTGGATGTTCTTCGTGTAGACCGAGCCGTCGTCCAGCACCAACTTCAGTCCCCGGATCCCCAGGGCTGGCGTCGTCAGAGCCACGATCTGCGTGCGCTGCGCGTCGGCACCACCTGCACCCATGTCACGGGCAAACGCTGACGTATTCAAGACCCAAGTTCCGTCGCCGCCGCTCGTGGTGTTCGTACTGGTCCAGATGTTGCTGACGCCAGCAGAGTCACCTGCACCGCAGATGTAAAGGTGTGAGATATCGAACGGCTCTGGGAACACCACCGCGTTACCATTAGCCAGCCCGCGGTACCACTCAGTCGAGAACCCCGTGCTCTCGTCAGCGATGGCGCGGGCATACTCCAAGGACAGCGTGTTATCGACTGTCGAGCCAAGCAACTTGACCATCGTGGCACCGACCTCGGGCCACGCGATGCGCGGGGACGGGTAGTCCGGGTATATGCCAGCCATTACGGGATCTCCACCCATAGGTCGTTGAGCGCGGGAGCCGATGGTGCCGTGGACGACACCGTAATCTGATCTTCAAAAACGCTGCCACTAGGAACAAGCGTGTACTTCTCGAGGGACTCATCCCAAATCACTACGTTATCTACGTTCTTGTCCACCCCAGTGAGGTCAACGTCGCTTAGGTCATCGAAGGCCGTTACCACAGGGGCTGGACCTTCACCAGCACCACTGCCGTCCGACGTGTAGTCAGAGATCATCCCGAGGGCGACCATTCGGGAGCCTTGTGCGAGGATGACGCACGTTTCACCCGCAACCGGAACAAAGTTGTTCACCTTGAAGATTGACAGGTTCTGGTCTTCGTCACCACTTAGCGTGACAACAATACGCTTACCGTCTGAGTCGGCACCCACGACGCCACCCATGATGAGCCGCGGGATCCGCGGGTCAGCAACTTCGCGCTGTCTCTGCTGAATCGTCATGAGCCTGGGAGCACCGCCTCGAGAACAGTGGCCTCACTGGCGACAATCTCCAGGGTCATCAGAGATGTCTCATCAAGAGGCAACGTAATTGACTCAATCTTACCAGGAAAAGGCTCGCGTCCGGGCAAGACGACCCGCACGTAGTCGTTAGGGTCCAGCGTGGGGTCAGGCACCCCAGTCAGGGTGAACTTACGCTCACGACCCTTGATGAGGTTCTTCATCCGCGTCTCGGCAGCCAGTTCCGCGGCCTGGGGCGTCCCCAGGATGGGGGAGGCGTAGAAGTAGGGGACACGTCCGAACGGACCACCCCAGGTGGTCCTGCCACTTGGATCGTCATCCGGGTGGAACCCCTGGACTGGGTAGGCGTTATCAATCTCTTCGCCACGTGCCACTACCGCGTTGTAGATACCGTCCCGGGTGGTAGTCGTGGAGATGGACTGGACAGCCGGGATAGGACGCTCCGTCCCGAGAAGACTGTTGGGGAGTTCACCAATCGGTTCGAGGCGCAGAAGGCCATCTCGCGTCACGAATACACGGCAGTCAATGGCTTGTGCCAAGTCTGCCAGAGCATCGCCGCGATCCTCCTGGTATGCGATCGAGGACGGAGGAGTCTTGTCAGGCAGCGTGTACCAGTTGGACGTGTCGACTTCGATGATGTCATCACAGATGCGGATGATCTCATCCTGCACGCTGTTCCCGCTGAGGGGTTGCTCTGCGTTGATGAAGCGCGCGTCAATGATGTTGGCCGCGCGGTCCTGTCCATCCGCACTTACGAGGGACCCGACATAGAGCCACTCAGCCGGACTGTGATAGGCCTCGCCGTCGGGGCGTGACCAGATTTCTTCCGCGTTGAGGGACTGGACACGAAACTTACCGACCAGGGCCTCCTCAATCACGTCGGGGGAGTAGTCTGAACCGCTGAACCGGACTCCTCGGTAAATGTTGATCTCGTGCCCGTAGACACCAAGCACCGAGTTCGGCGTATCAGGGAGGAGCGTTCGGTTGCGGTCAATATAGGTGAGACCAGAGAGCGACGAACGGGAGAGGTCGTCGGCCTGCATTGTGACCGATCCCCCAGTGACCTGAAGGTCAGGCACGACAATAGCACCGTTGTAGGTCACTTCGGCCCGGATAAACGGCGTGTGCGACTCACGGAGGATTGAGTAGAACCTCGGTGACATCCCTGTGACGGCCACGTGTCTGTGTCTCCTTTGTCAGCAGTCCGCGACTGCAGGACTATAGCGTACCATCTGCCAGAGGTCGGCAGCGGGGTCAGCAGTGAGATCATCCCAGGTGTCATAGCAGGCCGAGACACCAGACCAGGAGTTACCGCCGACAATAGCGAGATCCTCAATGGTGGGCATGGCAACTTCGGTGAACTCGAGAGTCCACTTACGCTCCGGGCGGGAGATGTCTGTGAGGATTACGGGTTCCTCTGAGACCCCCGAGACTTCGATGGCCGCGCTGGGAGCCTCCGGGCGGGCGGCAGGAGGGACACGGAAGATCAGGGTGCGTCCGCTGGCGAGGATCTGGCGAATGCGCGCCGATTGATCATGGGTGTGGGTGATGAGGGTGATTGTCCCTGCGGCGGAGCCGCGGTACCCACTGAGAACCACCGGGAACCTCTGTCCGATGATGTCGTTGACAGAGTTACGCGCAGCGTAAGACACCGGGCGGTAAATCTGGAGAGTAGCAACCTGCAGAAGAGCCCCCTCACTTGGATCACTGAGCACCGACATATAACACACGCCCTCGTCATCAGGGAAGGGGAGTGCGAGCATGACCACACTGTCAGCCCCATCAACGCTGTGGATCGCGGTGTAGGTCATGTTGACCGCGTAGGGTGCGGTGCGGTCAATATGGGTCATCTCTCCGATGAATGTGGCACCACTGAGCAGCACGTCCGGGACACTACTGCCATCCGCCCGCCGCTCGATTCGCAGGGTACCCAGCGAATCTGCAGACACCGTGACGGCGACGGACGTGTAGCCCTCGGCGTAGTCCGCGGTGATCGTCAGCGCCATGGGTTAGATACCTCGTCGGGAGAACTGGTTGTTGCGTGCGGCCTTGACCGACTTCCCATCAATGCGAACGTCAACGATGTCTTCGATTTCACGGGTACCAAGGAACACCTGAACAGTCGTGTCACTGTCCTGGCTCGTAGCCTTCGTAAGGATCTTGATCATCTCGCGCTCTGCAGCGCTGAAGCCGTTCGAGTCAAGAGGCGTGATGCGCTCAGCCTTACCAGCCTCTGCGACCATCGCAATAGTACCACCAGGACCAGCCGCAACGACACCACCCTTTGCGAAGCGCGGGATGTTCGGCGTCTCCAACCTGAACCCAGGGATCGTAATGTCAGGGGCAGGACCAGGGATACTGATTGTCACACCATCGAACCCGAGCGACAGGTCGTTCCACTTGTCGATGAGCCAGTTGATTCCAGACCTAAACGCCGTCTTTAGCCCATCAAACATCCCCGAGGCCGCGGTAGCAATCTTACCAGGGAGCCCGGTGACCCAACTGATGAACTCTCCGAACTTCGTCTTCACCCAGTCGATCGCAGCGACAACCTTGTCACCGAGCCAACCAAACACGTTACCTGCAGCCTCGGCCAACTTACCCGGCAGGCTGAAGTACCACGAGATGAACGACAGGAACTTGTCGATGACCCACTGGGTAGCAGCAGACACCTTCTCGCGTAGCCACTTGAATCCGTCGCCCATTGCCGTCGCCAACTTACCGGGCAACTCAACGAACCACGTGATGATGCCAGTGAGGATCTCGATGCCCTTGGTCACAGCGGTGGTGAGAATCCCACCGATCTTCGCAAGGAAGTCGCCAGCCAGAGGCTCGAGGAGAGCGGGGAGGGCCGCGATCAGTGCAGTTACAATCGTCGGGATGACACCGAGGATTGCCCCAATGATCTGCGGGAGCGCTTCAACAATGCTGCTGATGATCTGGGGAATTGCACCAACAACGGCCTGAATGATCAGCGGGAGCGCACCAGCAATCGCCTGGATGATCAGAGGCAGCGCCGTGACAATCGCGTTGATGATCATCGGTACTGCTTCAAGGATAGCGTCAATCACATCAGGCAGCGCATCAGCCAGCGCCTTGATGATCCCAGGCAGCGCCGAGGCGATACCGCCGATGAGGACTGGGATGACCTTCGTGATAACACCAATGACCTTGGGGAACGCACTAACAATTGCGTCAAGGATCATCGGGATAGCACCAACGAGGGCATCGAGTACGAGGGGAATTGCGCTAGTCAGCGCATCGATCACCTTCGGGAGCGCGCTTGCAAGTCCACCGATGATGATGGGGATCGCCCCAGCGAGAGCGTCAATGATAATCGGAAGCGCAGTTGTGATCGCCCCAATGACCTGAGGGATCGCCTTGGTAATCGTCCCGATCAGTCCTGGTAGCGCTCCAGCAATCGTGGAGATGATCTTTGGGAAAGCAGCAACGATTGACCCGATGACAGGACCAATCGCACCGACAAGTCCTGTAATGACCTTCGGCAACTCCTTAGCGAGTGCCCCGACCACCTTCGGGATGTTGCCGACGATCTTGGTGATCATGTCGGTGAGACCAGACAACTTCGAGGGGTCGAGGAGCAGCGGGACAATAGCGGCGAGCGCACCCAGTCCGGCGACCTTACCGATGCTGCCAACCTTGGCGGATCCGCGGTCACGACCACCATCGCCACCGAGTCGGCCCTTCAAGCCCTTGAGGTTGATCCCCTTGAACTTGCTACTGATGCCCGAGGTCACACGACCAAACTGCTGAGTCAGCCCACGGAAGAACGAGCGACTGTTACGACTGTCGTCACTACCACCACCGCGACGCTCAGCCGCGCCACTGGGCACAGGTCGACCCGTCCGCTCGCGCGGCCCGCCCGGTGGCTTACCAGACGAGGAGGTCTGTCCAAACTGCTTCGACAACTTCTTGAGGTTGTCGATGAACTTGTCCTTCGCCACACCTGTCTCACCAAACTGCTTCGCCAACCGCTTCATGTTGTCAGCAAAGTCGTCAACGAACTTGGTCTGTGGGCTCTTGCCCTTACCCCCGCCGAAGAGTCGAGCGAAGAGGTCACTGACGGGCTTGAATACGCGCTTAAGTCCATTGATGGCGGCACCCAGCAGCGGGATCCGCTTGGCGAGTCCAATGAACCCGCGGAGGAAGTTACCGAGGGTCGCCTTGACGAAGAACGAGACAATCGTTCCGAGGAGGCGGAAAGCGCGAACACCCGCGAACGCTGCAGCAGCGAACCCGACGATGGTGGAGATGATCGGCGCGTTGGCTATCCGCCCGATGACGTCTGCTCCGCCTGCGAGGACGTTGAAGAATGTGTCGATAGCACCAGACTGGGTGAACGCCAGGACCATCTCTCCGACTTGAACAGCCAAGTTGGCAAGGGCGGGGCCAGTCTCGATGAAGCGGTCCCCAATCTCCTTGACGATCGGAGCGAGTGGCTTCAGCGCATTCGCAGTCTTAGCAATGCCCGGGTTGTCACCGAAGGACAGGAACACACGCCCAAAGTCGCCCAGCACGTCCATAACAGCGCTGATGTTGTCGCCAACACCACTGAAGAACTTACCAAGTCCGCCAGACTTAGTGCCCTGCTCTACCTCAGCGATAAGGCCGGAGAGAGCGGCACTCAACTTGAACAGTAGTGCGATTCCTGCCGGTTGCGCGGCCTTCCCAAGGCCACCAAGCAAGTCGAAGACCTTACCGAACACGTCACCGAAGCGTGCAGCGATCATGGCAGCGGTCTTAAAGGAGTCGGTCAGGCCAGCGACGTTGTCCTTACCCTTCTTGGTAGATGCCCAAGCAAGTGTCGTCTTCGCAAGCCAGTCCGTGAACATATTGATGACGGGCTCGGCAGCATCGAGGATCGTGATGAACGCTTCAGCCAGTGCCAAGCCAGCGGGAGCCAACTTATTGATGATGCCGACGTTGTTCTCCATGATACGTGCGAGAGCACCCTTGAAGAACGGTGTGTCAAACAGACGGAGGAGGTCCCCGATGAAGGTACCGATTGCAGCACCAGTGTCCCCAAGGCCCTTCTGCAGAACGTCGAAGAATCCACTCTTCGACAGTTGCTCGAGCGCAGCAGTAATCGGGGGGAACAGGCCAGCAGCAACTGCGTCCTGGATGTCCTTGAAGATCGGCTTCATCGAGATCAGTTGCTTGACAAAAGCCTGCTGCTCTGGTGCCAACTTCGCCAGTGCCTCTTTGTACTTGTCCACCCCTGTGGCTGCTGCAGCAGCCCCAGCAGCGCCAGAGGCATACGCGAGTTCGAGCGCACGCTGAGCGTCAGCGATTCCCTCGGCGGCATCGCGTGCAGCGCGCTGCTGATCACGTAGGGCGTCAGTGAGTGCTTCTTCCGCCGCGATGACCTTCTCGTTCGCGTCAGCAATGTCCTGCTTAACGTCCAGGACTTCCTGTGAGCCTTCGACGCCAGCCTTGGACTGCGTCGCCTGCTCCTTCGCCAGATCCGCGGTGCGGTCCTTGGCCTGACGGTAGTTGAGTTCGGCTTCCTTGAACGCGAGTTCAGCCTCACGGCGCGATCGGTTGTCAGCGGGGAGGCTCTGGACAGCCAGATAGGCTGAGTAGGCATCCTCGAGAGCAAGCGACGCACGCTCTTCGGAGAGCACAGCATCCTCAGCACTGAAAGCCAGTTGCTGCAGCCGCTCGGCAGCCTCTTCGCGCGCGGCGTTGAGACCTTCCTGAGCCACACGGGACGCGTTGGTCGCGGCAGCGAGATCACGCTCAGCGTCAGCAACACGGTTCGCGGAGTCCTCGGCGGTGTCAGCGGAGCGCTGGTATGCGTCACGGAGTTGGCGCTGTGCAGCCTCGATCGCACGGGCGTTAGAGACGGACGCGCTTGTCGCCTTCGAGCCCGCACCAGCCACCTTGTTGAGGCTGTCGAACCCGGCTGAAAGGGCAGCACCTACACCCTTGAACCCAATTGCAAGAGTGGCACCGGCTTGAGCGACAGCAAAGAGGAGTCCTGGCAGAACAACAAGAGCGGGTGCTGCAGCGAATGCTGCAGAGGCCAGGGCAAAGAGACCCGAGACCGCTGAGGACAGCGCGCCTACGGCACTAAAGAGAGCACTGCCCAGTACATTGCTAGTGAGGATCAGTCCATCGAGGGCTGCCGCCGCACCCTTCGACCCGTTGGTCAGCCACCCGAAGATGCCGCCACTCTTGCCACCACCTAGACCGCCAAGTGTCCTGGAGAGGCGACCACTCGTCGCATCCAGTTCATCAACACCATCGCGGGCCTCATCTGCCCCGTCGATGACATTGTCAAAGGGCGACTCGATGTCCATGTCAAAGGCATCACGAACAGACGCACCGGCAACGTCGGCGCGGTCAATGATGTCCTGGAAGGCCGAGTCCAGACTGCCCGACAGCGAAGACCGGATCCCCGCTGCGAAGTTGTCTCCGAATCGGGTACCGGCATCACTACCGGCCTTGTCCATATCCTTGAGCGATGCGTCAAGGATTCGCTTCAGGTCAGCCCGGAACTTCGTGCCGACAGCGCGCACGTCAACATGCGCTTCACCGACAAGAGTCACGGGTCGTTCTCCTTACCCCAATGGCTGTTCACGGAGCCCAGCGAAGGGCTTCATGGGATCGTTTGTCATGGGGGTAGGAGGGATGAAGGGTTTTGTCGTATTTGAAGCGGCGAGCGGGTCGGAGAGGTCAGTCGGTCCGGCGAAGTCTTCGTCGGAGTCGGTAGAACCCCATGTGTATGATTCTACCCCATACAGAGAGTAGATCACACTACGTACTCGGGTCCGGGCTTTGATTTCCTCGGACTCCGCTACTGCTTCCGCGACCTCGAACGCGTAGTGCGCGACATCGAGGAAGTCAGGTGAGTTGAGGCCCGTTAGGGCCCCTACTCCTACACCTCCACCGGAAGCGGCGTGACCTGAGTTGACGAGGTACCACCCTCGGAACCAGGGCCAGTGGTCGACGCTCCATCGGACGAGGAACCCGACCGCAGTGTAGGGCGCTGACCGTACTGCTCCACGAGCCACTGCAGGATGTCGACCAGCGTCTGCAGCGAGACGACGTAGTCTTCATCCTTCAGGAGAGCGTAGAAGCGGTCAACATCCGCAGGGGTCAGTGCTGCACGGAAGGTCTCGGTGACAGCGTCGCCACCGGAGCCGGTCGAGCCGTCGATTGCCGAGATGATCTCAACCAGGGTTGCGCCCGGGAGAATCGGCTTGCAGTTGAAGGTCTCGCCAAGAAGGGCGAAAGAGATGGGCTCGAGTTCCTCGGGGCGGTAGACACCTTCGCTACCGAAATCCTTGTGACGTGCCATCGTTCTGTCTCCTTAGACAGTTGTCGGGTGAGGTGTCGTTTGTCGCCTTGCAGACTGAATTGTACTACACCTTTGCGGCTGCTAGGGCCTTAAGCAGGAACGGATTTGGACGAGTTCCTGGGTGGTTGACCCGATCGATCATCACAATCCGCCCGCGGCTTGGGAAGCGGAGCAGTTTTCCCGGACTCGCAGTGATCTGGTGCGGGCGGGTACCGTTGTGGTGCATGAGGGCATACGGAACCTTGGAGCCCACCCGGACCTTGAGTCCGCGGACGTCGTAGGACATCTGCATCGTGATGCTCGCGCGGAGAAGTCCCGTATCGACACCGACGAAGCGCTGCGCCGCGTTCTTGACGTTGCGACCGCGTCGCTTCAGATCCTTGCCGACCGGACCGTTGGGGTTGTTCAGGATGAACGCGATGCCATCCTGATTCAACTTGTAGGTGGAGGCCATTACGGGATCTGCAATGCAACGGTGGCGAGGATACCCTGGAGTCCACCGGACGGTGGCTGCGTGTTGATTGACACGACGACTCCATTGTTCATCTCGTCCAACTGCCTGATCGCGTCCATCAGTGCCCACGAGTCGACAGCGGTGCCAACAGACATGGTCTGGATCGTGTTGGCGTCAGCAGCGTTTGCGCCCTGGGGCACATGTGCCTTCCTGAGGATCTGGACCCCCATGACAGCGGTACGCGGTCCGTGACATGGCGCGGGCTCGAGGCCCTCACCGCCAGGGACGCCGAGGTACGTCTGGATGAGGACGACAACCAACTGAGCACAGTCGGCTGCCGCCTCTCCAGTCGTCCAGTAACGCCGCTCGGGCAGCGGAATATTCTCCTGGGCGTAGAAGTCTACGATCGATGCGAGCACCGAGTCCAGGAGATCGACAACAGAGCGCTGGCGCTCGCTTGTCTGAGCAAACTCAGATGGAATCCGAGTCGTCATCGTCATCCACGTCCTCGTTGGTTGCGCCGCCCTCGTTCACGAACTCGTCCGTGGCAGCGTCAGGGTCACTAGTGACCTCGAGGGTCTGGACGACCTCGATGGTCTCATCCGTGGGGGTCTCGGGCGTCTCGGTTGGCGCGGCGACTTCCTGAGGACGGCGCTTCGCAATCGAGATGCCACTAGCGCGGAAAGTGTGGTTATCCATCGTAGGTACGCTCCTAAGCGTGTAGTTGGTCAGTCCCATCATACCGCATATGTGAGCCTCAGAAGCCCTGTTGGCCTGACTTGTTCGGGGTGAACTGGTCCAATCGAGATGGGTAGGCAGACGTGTTGACGATCAGGTCGTCAATCAGTCCTCCGTCACCCGTGACCCCACTCGCGGTGTTGTCGTTGCAGCCGACAAACATCGCGTATGAGGTTCCGTAGTTCTGTGCTGCTGAGGTGTACGCGCCTGTCCCTCCAGCAAGGGTGGTGCTAGGTGTCTCACTCGTGTTCCCGGGATAGAACAAGCGGACTGGCGGGTAGTCGTAGCGACCAGCACCTAGGTTGGTGCATGGACCGATCTGAAAGCGGCACCACTGGTTGATCGGTGTCAGACCCCCACCGCCAACGGTGTAGGCCACGGCTCCTGTAGACGTTCCGCCATTCCAGTAACCGACATTCCAGCGGCTATTCGCAACGTCGTAGTCCCAGTACCACCAGAACCCACCGCCAATCTCAGTACCCAAGACCATCGGGCGGTTCGCAGACGCTGTCAGGAGACCCGGGCGGGGCTTGTACCAGAAGTCTGCGTGCCACGTCTTGTCGGTAGTGTAGAGCGCGCCAGTGGCATTGGTAACCACCGAGCCGCCGTTCTGCCCAGCCGAAAAGCGCGGGTTCATCGAGTACGTGCCGACCTTAGCGTCAGCCACACGGACCTGTCCGGCTCCGCCGCCACCCGCGAGGTCATCAATGAGCCGGACGGCTACATCCGGTCCGTCCGTGAGGGTGAACTCATTGCCCTGGAAGATGGTCGCGTTAACCTCAAACGCCCACCGATACTGTGGCATTAGTACCCCTTGACCACAGACATGCAGTCCCACCTGGAGTCAGTAGCGTTGTACTGGAACAGGATGTAGTCGGTCTTTGCCGGGGTGGTTGACAGCAGGGGCTGCACCACATCTGCACCGAAGCGGAAGATCGCGTTGTACGCGAGCGTGCGCGAGCCAGTGGCGTCTTGACGAACTCGATACTGCAGGCGCTGCCCGTTCATCGGTGTACCTGACGGTGCTCCGAGGGTCCGGTTGCCCGCCAGAGTCACAGTTGCAACGTCGGTGGTCTCACAGTTCGACGTAATGGTTGCAGCGTCTGTGAGAGCGATGACACGTGGCGCAACACCAGTACCAACCTGTACCCAGGTTCCCGGAGTACCAGCGACGGTACAAACGAACATCTTACCGGTGAGCGTCGGAATGAAGTCGCCAACGCCGAACGTGCCCGTGACGGGTGCAACGGACGCGGTACCACCAGCGTAGCGGGTCGGGCTCGTCGCACCAGTCAGACCAAGAGGTAGACCCTGACCGCTGGCTCCACCTGCACCACCAAGTGCCGCAATACTCCACAGCATCAGTGCTGACTCGTTGTTTGTAATCTCCGCACCAGCAGGCGCGACGTCAACCGCGACGGGGACCTTCCAGTACCCATCGACATCGACAGCAGGTCCAGTGGTTACGTACCGGACGGTCGAGGTAGGGACAGCCTGCGGCTGGATGAAAAGTTTGTCACCAGCCTGGAGCAAGCGCGCGAAGTTGGAGATGTCTGTGCCCGCGGAGTTGAGGTCGTCCATGTAGATGAACGTGGTGGCCGCACGAGTAGCAGCATTGAACCGGAACTTACCGTTGCCAGGGTCAGCATCCACCGTCGAAGTAGAGAACCTGCGGAACGTATCGATCGGGGACGACCCGGAGGCAGGCTGCCAGGAGGCGTTACCCGCACCATCCGTCGTCCACACACGCTGCTCGGTCTGTCCATCAGGGTCAGGGATGTTTGCGTGGTTGAACTCGATCTCGTGGTTCTCGACTGCGCCCTCTGCCTCGGCATCCACATCTGCTGCGGCGAGGACGACCAACCCAGTCTGACCATTGACTGACGCCACAGGTGCGCCAGGGTACTCCAGCAACGTCCACGACGCCAGGACAGTCGGGGCGTCGGCGTTGAGGACCGCGACCATGGACAGATCGGTACGAATGCACCAGTCACCACGCTGGCCCGTCAGAGCGAGCATCGCCGCTTCGTTAGCAACCTCTCCTAGATACTCAGTAATCGCCACGGCGGGGATCTGTGAGGTCGGGATCGTGCCATCGACCAGATCGGCCTTCGTCTCCAGCGCCGTGACAGCCTCGTCAGCCGTGTTCTGCGCCCACTGCGCGTCATCGTACGCCCCTGCGGCGTAGTCCCATGCTGCTTGGACCCGCTGCTCAACGAACGCCTTACGGGTCAGGTCGTCGTCGGCGGCGGGGCTCGCGGTAGTCCGCGGAGGCACGACGAAGGACTTGATCCCGTCGACGTCTTGGTCACCCTCGAGATGAACGACCTCAGCAGACAGCGTGTCAACTGATTCCTGAGCATCGTCACCGGCAGCCTTGGCTACGGCAAGTTCGGTCTCGAGCCCCGGGATGTGCTCGATCTCGAGCGCGACGTTACCGGCACCGGATGGGAACTGACCGTTGACGCTGTCAACAGCGCCGCCGTTGTCGTTCGTCTCGATCTCGTAGAGGCGCGCGTCGATGTTCCCGACAGCCGTGACGATCTTGTTGTGGTCATCAATGTGACCAGGATCGTCTGTAGCCGCCGAATCTGGGAGTTCTTCTGGGTACGCCACCGGCATCCTTCCTTAGTAAGTGTCACTGAAGGCGTCGATGTAGTTGTCCCCCTGAGAGACCAACCCAGTACGCGAGATGGTCTTCGTCGCGGTATAGGTGATAGCGGTACCGTCTACGGCGTAGACATCCAACAGAGCCTTGTTCGGAACAAGAGCGGTGTCTCCTGGTAGAGTACCAGTGATGCTCCAAACCCCAGTCGTCGGGTGCCGCACGAGCATCCGCTGTGGGATCTCCCACGAGTAACCACCATGCGCTGTGATCTGCACGATGATGTGTGCCTCAGTTGAGTACCCAAGCGGGACAGTGAACGGCTCACCTGTATTCGCGGTGACGGTGATCTGACCAGCCCGGACGCTCGCTTCAGGGCGGGCGACCTTACCCGGACGCCGGGTGTCAGGCGAGAAGACGCGCGAGCGCACACGCGCGCCGGTAGGGTTGACCGTCTTGATGAACAGGTCAACAAGGTAGAGACCAGTACGTCCCTGGTCGAGAAAGTCCTGCGGGTCAATGATCGTCCAGGAGACGCCTTGACGACTGATTGAGGTGACACGGTCAGGCAGGCGGCACTGGTCGCTCCCAGTGACCGCATAGATAATCTGGTTAGCGAGTTCGCGTGCCGCCAACTTCCCAGCGGACGGCACCTCAATACCGTGGGTGTAGGTGATGGTGATATCACCGTGACCCCAGCACGCATACGGAGACGAAGGGATCAGCCGGTTTCCGTCCAACAGAAGATAGGTGCCGGGGTCAATCTCGGTTTCGCCAGACTTCATCTGGACGATGCCGGAGACCGGACGGTTGCGGAGCCAAAGTGTGTGGGTGCCACCACACGAAGTGCAGGGACGGTTGGTCATGCCGCCTGAGACACTCACAGGGGTAGTCGCAATAGAACTTAGCGAGGTCTGTCGGTAGATTTCGGTGATGGTCTGGACGCCGGAGAACTTACGGCCTGACAGTTGCCACAAGATATAGGAGGCAGCCTGAACAGCCTCGCCCGCGTAGGGGGAAGAGGGAGTGTCGAGATCCTGGACTGTGATCCATTGCATGTTGCTATTCTCCCACACTTCTGACGTGGAACAGCGCGTGAACCTGGAGGGGGTCCAGATTCACGCGCTGTCCATTGATTACACAGGTGTTGCGTCGTAGATGCCGTCGTTGACGGTCGTACCCGGGTCAGTGAACGTAGTCACTGCGGTGGGCGAACCAGCCAGCCACGTGTAGGGGCCGCGGAGACCGATGGGCGCGTAGGTCGATCGTGCGTACATGTACGCACGGTCGGTGACGTCCGGCCACATCCAGCGCTCGTCAACACCCTCACCGAAGGAACTGTTCCCCAAGCCGAAGCCCTCGAAGGTCGTGGCGAGTAGACCATTCTCGATGACACGGTCGCCAGACGCGCGCGTCTTGACGTACGGGAAGACCCAGTGGTAGTACGGATTGACGATCGCAGGCTTGCCATCCTGGATGGCGCGCGACCAGACCTCGATTGCGACACCATTGGGCAGCGGGTCTTCACCCGTGACCGGAGCAGCCCAACCCTGAGAGGAGAGGGGCGAGCCATCAGCGAGGAGCACACCACCACCAAGCAACTTGGTGATCTCGGGATCCGGCTCACAGATGGCGATCTCGAGGTTAACACGCTTCAGCGTGTCGGGAGCCTTGAACGTCACACAAGTCGTGCCGTCCGCGCCCTTCTCGGTGATCTCGTCGCCCTCTTCGTACTCGGGGGTGAACGAAACGCGCGTGAACGCGGAGGTCACGATAGAGTTGAGCCCAGTGTTGAGCGGAACGCCAGCAGCACTGAGAGCAGTGATGCGGACAGCGACACCCTGGACGCTGGCCGCGTAGTCCTGAGTAGCCATGTGATTGGCTCCCCTTTCTTAGAGATCGGCCAAGTCGACCTGCACGACAAGAAGGCAGTCACTAACAGTAGTGACAGCCGCAAATCGCTCGGCCCTGACCAGGAGTGTGTTGTCAGTTGCGTCGAACCCACCAGACGCTCGCTCTTCAACGACCGTAGTGGGTCCAAGGTGAACAGTGAGTGGTCCAGTGGCGTAGAGGAAAGTCTTTGCGATCCCGTCGGGACCGGTGCCAGCGTACCCTGCACCAGCGGCCACGAGTGAACCGCTGACAGTTTGGAGAACGCCGTCACGCTCGATGATGCGATCACCACCGAGACCGGAGGCCGTGCCTCGCGTCATGTGAATGACGGCTTGCTCGCCCATGCCACACGCAGCCACTGCATCTTCAAGAAGTGCCAGTCCGTGAGCAACCGAGGATGCAGTACCAGCACTCACGGCACCAGCCGATGCAAGGTAGAATCCGTCGGGGGTGAGGGTCTTGGCGAATGTGCCCGTCCAGAACTCCTGCTCGATGGCCTTGCCTGTTACCAGATCAAGAGCCGCTTCAGCATCCGCGTTGCGGTCTTCGATGGATTCGCCCACCGTAGAACATACACGGTCGACGGTGATCCCAATGGCGGTGCCAGTGGAGAATCGCTCGTCTGCGGTGGAGTCATAGACAGAGTCGGTCTCGGTACTCGAACCACAAGTGGCCCAAATGCCTGCCTTGTAGCCGGTCAGGCCCTTGACATAGTCAAAGTTCAGTCCGGCCCAGTTCTGATCGTCTTCGCCGTGCTCGACAACTGCCGCAACACTCAGCAGCCCGAAAGGCGCAGGGGTGACCGTTGTAGTGGGAAAGTATCCCTTGTAGGTCATCTGGTCTGGTCCTTCCGGGGCTGCTGAGTGTCTGCGGTCAGGTGTGGCTAGGTGGCTCAGACGACGGTGTCGGTATCAACGAACGCCGCAGCGGCACCCGTCAGAGCAACCGGCGAGGTGACGTGGATCGACTCGGTACCGATCTTGGCGACGGCCTCGAAGGTCTCAACGAACTGCTTGTAGGCGTTCGTCTCAACGAGTGAGGAGTCACGGATGATACCGAGGTCGAGGTTGCCACCATCAACGAAGAGGAACGTGCCCTCAGCGAAGAGGTCCCACTCGACCGTGGTCGGGAAGCGACCCTGGCCCGTAGAACCGAAGGCGGTCAGCGACTCGAGCGACCAGCCAACCGAGATGTTGCGCTTCGAGAAGAAGGTCTCGATCTCGTTGTCAGCCTTGTCGAAGGTGTAGTCACCCGGAGCCTGGAAGACCAGATCCGAACGAATAGCAGCCTTGACCCAGGTCGGGATGATCGCGCGCAGCGACGTCGAGTCAGACAGACGATGCGTCTGACGGTAACGGGCCGCGGTGATCTCCACGTCGAACAGGAACTGGCGGGCGAAGCCGACAGCCGCTGGCGTGGTTGCCGCCGAGGCGGTGCGTGCCGTACCCGCAGCCTTGATCGCTCGGAGGAGCGTCAGTTCTGCGAGGCGGGCGTGAGCAACGAGCGCGAGTTCGTTGTTCTGCGCGACCATCTCGGGGTGCGCGCGGGCGTTCATGTTGTCGAACACGAGGCACGCGGTGACAGCGTCAACGTACACGCTGTCTTCGGTACCACAGTCGACCACGAGGCAGGGCTTGACACCCGTGCCGAGGCCACCCTTGCGGTCGCCGGTCTCGCCGTCCCAGAGACCAACCGCGGTTGCAGCCGCGTTGCTCTCGCTAATGAAGGACGTCAGGGCCGGGGCCGGGACGAACCGGATGCCGCCACGATCAGCACCGAAGCCCACGAGCGCGGAGCGAACCGGGCGGTCCACAACGCCGAGGCCAGGGACCTCGTAATAGGCTTCGATCGGGGCACAAACACCGGCAGCCGTCAAGGCCGTCGGGGCGAGCGCCGCGTTGATCAGGTCCACGTTCTTGGAGCGGTCAGCACCAAGAATGCGGTCCTCGGGCAGCGAGGTCTGGAAGGAGGCAACCACGTGCTGCTCACCGTCGCCACCAGAGACACGACGGATCGTGTCAAGGCGCTTGGTGAAGGACGAGGCTACAGCCTTCATGTCGGGGAGCGTCGAACCGGCAGAGATGCCCGGAATGTCGGCTCCAGCGGTGATGGTGACGAGGTTCACATCCGATGCGACAGGCGCGTGGCTCTCGGGGCGAGAAAGAGCCGCGTCGTCGTTACGGATCTCGTCGGAACCCGAAGCAGTCATCGGGGTCTCCTCCTGAGAGTCGGTTGCGGTTGCGGTACTGTCGTCAGCACTTGCCGTGACAGGTTCAGCGGGGGTCGTCTCGGTGTCTTCCTCGATCGAAGCCTCGGCCTCGGCGGGCGTTTCGGTGCTTGCTTCTGCAGCATCCTCGACAGCGGCCTCAGTGGCTGCAGTCTCTTCGGTTGCGGCTTCCGCAGCCTCGGGGGTGTCAGTCGAAGCGGTGGTGGCATCTACCGTGTCGTTCTCCGAGCCCCCGACCTCCTCATCGGTCGCCGCGTCATCAGCCGAAGCCTCAGCGACGTCCCCGGGGGTGTTGTCTCCTGCAGTGGATTCCTCAACAGCGACTTCATCAGTCGATGCTGTGGCGGGGACGACTACTTCTTCGTCCTCCTCCTTCTCCTCCTCAGTAGTCTCAACGGGCTCAGTAGTCTGGACCTCGTCGCCAACCTCTTCCTCGAGCGCTTCCTCCGTGTCGTCCGCAGCGTCCTGGGGGCCACGGATTCGAGCAGCCGCCTCAGCGGCGCGCGACTCGAGTTCCTTGGCCGCAGCCACTCGATTCGACTGCTCAGTCCGTACGGCCTCAAGTGCATCGGCCAGCGCGAACATAGAGTCCACGCTATCGGGGGTGTGCTCCTGAGACTCAACGGTCTCGTACTCGGAGAGGATCTTGGCTTCGAGATCGCTCATCTCTTGCTCGTTCAGGCTCGCAAGCCTGTCAAGCAAAGACTTGATCTCGTCCATGGGATCGGGTACCTTCCTGCCTACATATGAGGGCGCAGAGATCACGCCACCGAATAGGCACGCTCGGGGTGTAGATCTTGCGACGTAGGCAGGTATGCCTCATTGGGCTCTTTAAGTCCCTGGGAGAATACTAGCACACAAAAATGAGTAACCCGGACATCTTGGAAGATGCCCGGGTTAATCATGTGAAGAAGGGTCAGACCAGCAGACGGACCAACTTCGACAAAGCGGCAGAAATCTCGTTCTGCTTCAACTGGTCGTCGCCGCTGATGTAGGACTTGAGGTCCAGCACAGCCTTGGCCGTTTCGCCCTTTTCGTCCGCGGGCTCCTGGGCCTCGATCTTGGCGACGAGGTCTTCGATCAGGGTCTGCAGGACGGGCGGGAGTTCCGAGTACCGGAGAGCATCGTCAGCACCGACAGGCACTCCGATGTTGTAGACGACGTCACCCAGGAGGGTGTAGTCATCGCGGAGACGCTCAGCAAGACGAGCATCACCAATCTCGGTGTCGGTCAGGTCCAGGTTGTGCAGGAGACGAGCACCGGCAATCTTGGCGGCGTCCAAGTCGCCACCAGTCAGGTTGCCCTCGATCTCCTCAACCTCCTGGATCTTTCGAGCCTTCTCCTTCTCGGCCTCTTCGTCACCCTCAACGACTTCGCTCAGATCCGTCTTGAGACGAGCAAGGACCCCGCGGAACTTGCCGTGCTCATCTCGGGGGTGGCGTTTTGGGTCGAAGTCGTCCGCCTTAGCGAATGACGACATACGCGCCTGGACCTCTGCAGCACGCTCAGAGAGAGTCCGGGCACCCAGCGCACTCAGTCGGCCCTTTGCCAGGGCAGCAGAGGCGGTCAGAGCAACTTCATGCCACACGGGCGGGAGGGCTGCAGTCTCACCCAGCGCGACAGCGCGCTGAATGATGTGAGCCTTAGCCACCGACTTGTCTGCGGCCTGACCGAAGGCACGAATTGCCAGCGTCAGGTCATCAAGACTCTGGATGCGGAACGTACCATCCGGCAGAGCCGAACCATCCGTTGCGCCCTCAGGGCTCTCCTGCGTTGCGAATGCGACGCTCTCCGCGGTGGTGGCTGCAGCCAGACGGCTGAACCGATCGCGGACAGTCTCTGCGCGGCGGTCAAGAGCGGCCTCACGGAGGGACTCGAGACGCGCACGCTGAGGTGCTTCGAGACGCTCGATGCGAGCGGCCAGTGCGTCCAGACCATCGACGGTGCTGCTCTTGCGGGCCTCGAGCAAGTCGACGGTGCCAGCAGCAACGAGAGAGACCAGAGCGCCAGAGGCGACAGTCGCCTGAGTAACCGGGAAGCCCGGTACGTTCACGGAGCAAACCGCGACCATCTCGAGACGACCGCTGATCGGACGCCAGTCACCAGAAGGTGCCGAGGCACGGATCGCGCGCACGTTCTCCGGGGTCACCGACGGACGGAGAGCACCAGCGACCCAGATACCGAACTCGTCTTCACCAGCGTGAACGTCACACCACGCGCTGCGGGTGTTGTCGTAGTGAGCGGCAGCAGACGCGGCGTCAAGGTTAAGGGGTGCGTGCCCGCCAGCGAGAGTGATCTGACCAACAGGGATCAGGTCACCATCATCGGCGTGCAGGGTGCCTGTGTGGAAGTAGGCGTAGTTGCTGCGAGAGCGCGGCGGCTTGGTTGCGAAGGGGAGACCGATGTGGTCCGTTCGCCACGTTGCGACGTGTCCGAAGACACGACCGTCGTCGCTCACCGTCAGCGGGGTGGGCTTGCGGAGTTGCGGGTTTGTGAACCACGAACTCGGGGGGTTCACCGGAATACCGGCAGCAATCAGGGCAGCCGCGACTAGCGCTTCAGCCTCATCCTTGCTATCCGGGAGACCGGCGTATGTTCCGTCTGCCACGAGGGGCACCTCTCCATCGTCAATTGCGGTAGTCGTGTCGATCTGAATGTGGCACTCTTGGAAGGCGGGCTTGGGCACGATCGTGATACCCATGACCCGACCCTCTTCGATCTCGGTCCGGTCGTTCGAGATCCGCGTCTCACCATCGATGGCAGACTCCGACGGATCCATTTTACTCACAGCCCGGAACTTGTCGAGATCGACAGAGACGCCGCGGAGGAATCCATGCTCCACCATGCGCTGTGCTTCACGTGCGTACGGGTTGATGTCGAAGACACCACGAGCATTACCGAGCCCACCACTGGGGAGGACATCGATGCTGTCGATGCGTCCGACGACCACTGCACCGTCGTGACCGGCACCCGTCTTGATCTGCCACATGAGCGGCAGCGGGAGGTCACGGTAGGACAGGGCCATCGGGTGAATGACCCGACCGTCGCCCGACTCGATGTTCACCGGGGCGACAATCGGAATCAGGAACGGGAGACCGCCAGCCTCCGGGTCCACCTCGGATGCGATCTCCGGGATGTACTCGTCAGAGAAACTGGCAGCACTCGCAACGAGCGTGAGCACATCGTCAACCGTGTTCAGGTCGAAGAGGTCACCAGCCGTGAAGAACTGGCTCGTGTTCGAGAACCGCTTGCGGTTACCGATGTTGTTCTTGCTACCCGGCCACGACCCTGTCGCTTCCTTGTGTCGCAGCGAGCAGTAGCCCTTAGCGCGCGGGCCCATGTACTTCGAGAGCAGGCTGTAGCAGCGCTTCCAGTCACCAGGGGTGTTCCAGCGAATCTTCGCTGCACCCTTACCACTGAGCCAGTAGCGACGCAACTCCTCAGCACCGCCGCGATTGCGGTCGGAGCCGCCAGCCGCGGTCAGGTTACCGAACAGGTCGTAGAGCGAGGCCTCTCCAGGGTCAGCACTAGCATTCGCACTGTACCACTCGGTGACCTGTGCCTCGACCTCCGCAACCTGATCACCCTGGAGGGCAACCACGGGCGGGGGAACGCTGCTCAGCAACTCGTCCTTGATCGTGGGGTCGATCTCCCACCCAAGGTCGGTGCGGCGAACGGTCTGGACCGTGCCACCCTCCTTGGTTGCGGGGATGATGGCGACCATGTCGAGGATTGCCTCGTGGTCGTCCTTATCGACCAGCGCCATGTAGATCGGCGGCACACCAAGGTCTTCGATCGAGTCGTAGACCATGACGCCCTGCGTCTCGACAGCCTCACCAGCAGCAGCGTTGAGCGGCTTGACGACCTGCCCCAGTTCATCATCGATGAACTTGGCGTAGTCCTCAAAGATCCGCTTGAGCGCGTCAGAATTGAGCGGTGGCAACAGATTCTTCGCCCACGCCTTCGGCGTAATGCGAGTTGCGCGCGGGATCGCGCGGATCTTGTCGAGGTCAATGCGCGTCGGCAACTGGACCTGACGAACCTCAACCTCATCGGCCTTGATCCGCGTCTCAGTACCGTCGATGTCCGAGATGGCTGTCAGTTCGCCCGTGTCCGGGTGAATCTTCGAGACCTTCGCGGGGGTGCCGTCCGGCAGGTAAATCTGGGTGCCGGTCTTGGCGAAGCGTCCATTGCGGTCACGAACCTGCTTGCTCGCGTTCTCCGCGCGCTCCTCAGGAGTGTAATCCGCGTCAGCACCAGCCGCAACGATTGCGACCTCAGGACGTGAACTCAAGAGGGTGTCGATGAACTCCCAATCGAGGTCGCTGAGGCACGAGTCGTGCAGTGCGTACTCTTCCGGGTCGGCAAGACGAAGGTCGACGCCACCAGTGAACTCCTGCAGACCCTGCAGGACGAACTCGGCGGTGTCGTAGTCAACGTCCACGAGGTAGACAGGGCCTGCGGGCTGCGACTTGAGCCACGTGGTGCTGAGTGCGTTCCACTCGTACCACTCACCCTTGGTCTGCTGGAACAGACCAGTCGCCAGCATCGAGTCCGCGGAGTCGATCGTGACGTAGTAGTCCGTGTCAGCGTGAAGTGCGCTCGCAACACGGGCGCTTACGGCAGCCGTAATGGCAGCCATACGGTCCGCGTCCGGCAGTGCGGTGGCGGTGACCGGAGTCAACTCAACCGGGTCCTGCAGGAGGCCACTGTGGAACTCAAACGAGGTCGGACGAAGGATGGACTGTGCGGCTGCAGCGTGGACGTGCTGCCACACGGTCTCGTCACCTTCACAGATGCGGCACAGTTCCTCGTCAACAGCGCTGGCGTCGAAGAGGTGAGCCCACTGAGGATTGACCTCCGCCGCGAGGTAGTCAACGGCGGCGTCATCATGGATCTCGTTGTCCGGGCTGTTGAGGCAGAACATACACGCATTCGGCTGCTCGACGCTCGGGTGGTACGCGTGGGGCTCGTTACCCGGTGCAGAGTCAGTCTCGACAGCCTCGTCCAGCGGGATGTCTTCTTCAGCGAAGGCCACAGAGGCGATGAGGGTACGGCGGTCGGCTCGACGGATCTGCGAGTTGACCCAGCGAGCACCATCGTCACCACCAAACAGGTCCCAGGTGATGCGGTTGGCACTGGGGAAGCCAGTCTGACCGGCCTTCCAACCCTCGTTATCACCGAAGTCACTCGCCTGTGGGAGCGAGCGCGAAATCTTGCGGAGGCGCTGGACGCTCACCTTGTCATGACTCGAGAGCAACTTGGCAGTTGCGAGCGCAGCGTCGTTACCACCGCGGCTGTAGATGCGGTGCCACTGGAGGGCCCGAGATGCGGCAACGCGCACGCCTCGCGGAACCGAAACGAGGCGCTCGTCTCCAGGTCCCGCGTCCGCGAACACCGACGGGCCGATGAAGGCCTCTCGTGCGGTGATCTCTACGCTGTCGATCTCGGGATGCTGCGTGTACTCGGGGGTGTCGCCAGCAGCGACGAGGGCACCCTCGAGCGGGTCAGTCACGTCGAGCGTGATGACATTCACAAAGACGGTGAGACCAGCGCGCTCGTAAGCGGCCCAGTCACCCGTTCGGCCTAGATACTGCATGTGTGGATCTCCTATTCGGTCCGTTGATTGAGTCTACAGGACCAGAAGAACCTGCGTGACAATGAGTTAGAGCCTGCGAACGCGTGAGTTACAGCGTGTCGCTAATGAGGTGACCAAGCATCACTGTGAGGTCATCCCACTGGTCGTCGTCCTCTTCGACCTGCCGGGGGGTGTGGACAGGACGCCCAGCCCCAGCGGTCGTGAGGATCACGTCGTGTCGGCCCTGGGCGAGGCCCTCACGCAGATGAGCAGCCTCGTAGGTAGAGATCTTGGACAGGTCGATCCCGGCAGTGAAGAGCCGGGTGCCGTCTGTCATGGCCGCAGCCGTGGGCCCCGCGCCGGGGCGGTTCGAGTAAACCGTGTACTGAATCATGAGAGAACCTCCGTTTCGCGTAGGGTGAAGAAGTTGTAGGTCTCGGGCTCCTGGTAATCGTAAGGAGACACCACTCCCCGCAGTGTATCCCAGATTGCGTCGTTGTCAAGCCCGGTGAGCACATCGAGATAGTTCGTGTAGTTCACGTACCTCTGGCTCGCGCCCTTGAGACCACCCTGGGACAGGGGGACGTCCTTGTTGGCAGCATACCAGTCGCGCAATCCTTCGGCCCACTGGCCTAGGGTCTTCTTGTACTCCCCCTGGAGGTCGGGGTTTGCGTCGATGAACTCCATCGCCCACGTACCGTAGTGGGTGTTGAGGTAGTCACCACGACGGATCGCGCCTGCCACGTCAAAGACGGGGCCCTTGGCAGCGAATCCGTTGTCAATACCAACGAAGGCGAGGGTGTCCCCGTCCTTCGCCAGGATGACGTTACCACCGTGAGCGTCGGAGCGGAGAGCAGAGATGTTGCTCCACAGGAGACGCAGCGCTTCGGTAGCCCGCGCCTTGTTCTCGTCTGTGGCTTCCAGCCCGGTCGGGCTAATGGACGGCCAAGAACTCAGGTGCTCGGCAAAGATTTCGTCAGCCTGACCGAGTGTGTCAAGGCCGTCGTCAACACCAGCCCACGTCTGGAGGAAGGGGAACTTACCCCCAGCATCTCCGCGGACGCCATCCATGTTAGCCAGAGGCTGAACAGTTGGGGTGTACGTACCCGCTGCGCGCATGAGACGCGGTGCCGCAATCTCAGCATACGTCTGGTCAGGGTGGTCGTACTTGAGAACGAACTGCTGACCAGTACCCTCAGCCCGAACAAGGAACGTGTAGTCACCGTTGATACCAGCACCAACCTGTCGTGCGATGGGGTCAATAGAGAGCCCATCCTGGAGGTTGATTCCGTTGGTGCCAACGAACTTACGGACAGCCTCAGGGTCGGAAAGGTCGACGCCCGATTCGTTCAGAAGGTAGCCAGCGACAGAGGCCAGTGAGACCTCGCCGTTGGCGGTCTCAGCAAGACCGATGGACTCGTCACCCTCATACGCCTTCGGGGCGAAGGGCTTAACTCGGACATCCACCGTGGATCCGACAGTCTCAACGAACTCATCAATCGCCTTCTGGAAAGCAACAGTCATGTCCCCCTTCTTACCGAAGTAGGAGGTACTGTAATTGACCAACTGCTTCCCAATGTCCGCCACATACGACAGAGCGAAAGCCGCGGAGAGATCGCTGTCGCCCAGGGACTCCATCATCAACAGGGTCGGGTCAACATGGGTACGAACGAAGTCGGTAATCGAAGTGAAGGCCTCAGGTTCAGAGTCCCAGCCTAGTTGTGTGACCTCGCCACGGAACTTGTCGACGGCGGTCTGCACCACATCAGGGAGCGGCGTGGGGGTCTCGACTGAGCCGGTTGCCACCTTGTTGTAGACGTCGTAGAGGGCGACACGCTGTTCTTCCGAGAGGATGCGGCCCTGCTGCAAGTTGTCCAGCGTCAGCGCTGTACCGATCATCTCCATCGTGCCGTGGTACGACCGCTGGGGGTTCTGCTCGTAGTACGTGTCCGACTTGTAGGAGTTAACCATACGTCGGAACTGTGCGCTGGCAGTCCTACTAAACTCTTCGACTCGACTGAGCGTCTTCTCATCGAAGATGTCCCAGACAGCCCTAATCTCTGCCGGATCAATATCGTTCAGCCGCTCAGTGATCTCGAGCGTCGGGGTCGTACGGTTATTGCCATCGAGGTTGATACCACCGGGGGCGAAGATCTTCTTCGGAGCAATAAGAAGGGGCTCGACAGGGTCACCGAGGTCGATGTCGGTGATCTCTGCGGACCGCGCAGCCAGTTCCGCACCAAGAGCCTCATCGAGGGTCTCGGGCGTGATCACTGCTACGTCAGGTCCTCCTCCAGATCCGCCGCGTCCGTCGTCGTCAACAGACCCGCCGCCGCCAGAGTCTCCGTCACCCGAAGGCGAAACTCCTCCGTCGTCTCCCCCTCGTTCCGCGTCAGTGCTGTTACCTGGGGCATTGCTCTCTCCATTCAGTTCGTCAGCGACAGCCTTGTTGTTGGCGCTGGCCTCGTCGTAGTCGTCAAAGTAGTCACCGTCGCCAGATGCGTACGGCGTGTCGTTCGCCTTGTCCAGCGCCATGAACACCACGTCGGGTCGGCCATCGTTGAAGGCCTTGTACTCGTCGTAGTTCCAGTCAGCGGGAGCGAACTCGTCGTTGAACTTGGTACGTCCCGTCGCCTTGAAACCGGCGCGCGAATAGATACTGGGCAGGACGGTGTCGAACGCATCGAGACGCGTGCCACCCTGCTGGATTGCCAACTGCAGGATCGCGTCACCAGCGCCCGAGTTGAGACCCTGACCGTTCGAGAAGGCAGAAACGATGTCGCCGTCAGGAGAGACAGCGAAACCAGAGCCGCCATCCTCCGAGAGGAACATCCGGTAGCCCTCGTAGTCAGCCGGGGAGTCGTACTGCGTGACAGAGGAGCCGAACTTACGGTCCTTGCCCTTGCCAACAGCGTCGTGGAAGACCGCCGTGTCCGTTCCGTTCAGTTCAACGAACGTCGCGGGCGAGATGTCACCCTGCTCGAAGGCATCCTTGTGCACGGGGTTGGGCGCGTAGACAGCGCTCGGGGTGACAGTGACGTCCCCAAGTTCACGCAGGAGGAAGTCGTCGTTCGTCTCCTCAACAACGTAGACGGGCTCTCCGCTGGCACGGATTGTGGCGACGGCATCTGTCTTCTCCTGGCTAAAACCCGGCGCTGCACCGCCCCCGCCACTCGGGCCTTCGGTGTCTCCGCCGCCGCCTCCACCACCATCGGGACCTTCATCGCCCTCAGGCTCGGCTTCCGGCTCAGTGTCGTCCGGGTTCGCGTTGGGGTCCCAGTCTTCCGGGCGCATGTACTCGCGCTGGAGGTCGGTGATGTCACCGAGGATCGATCCATCCGGTCCTTCGGTAAGGTTCCCAGCGGCCTCGTTGATCGCGTCGCGGTCCCCGGTCTTGAGTGCCTCAGCCAGATCCTCGAGCGCGAGGATGACTTCCTGGTACTCGTCGCTCTCCTCAGGCGTACGTGCTGCCTGTCGGTTGTCCTGGACCTGATCAATGATGTCCTGGATCCGCGGGTCTTCCTCCGGGAAGGCAGACGTGGCGTTGGGGTCAACCCAGTTGCCCGAACCACCGTCGTAGTAGGCGTCACCGTTACCGGCAGCAACCTCACTGGCGGTGGCCTCATCCTCGGTCCACGTGCCGACCGTGAGGACAGTGTTGCCCTCCTCGTCGGTCGTGAACAAGAACGCAGCACTCTCGTCTTCGTTGAAGAGGGGCACGACCACGTTGTCCCAGTAGTCGTTGAAGTCTTCCTGACTCAGGCCACCGTTAACAACGAGGCGCGATTCCGGGTACTCAGCAACGTAACCAGTATCAACAGGCTCACCCTCACCATCGACCACAGCGTAACCACCCGGCTCGACCTCACCAGAGACGGCGAGTTCGTAGATCGGGTCGTCAAGCAGCGCGTCAGCGATGTCCTGTCCGGCGAGGTTCTCCGAGGTACCGCGAAGGTCGTAACCGTTGCGGTTACGGTCGATCAGGCTCTGGATCAGGCCACTGTAGATACCAGCACCCTCGCCGCGAACTCCCGCGATGTTCTTGAGACGGGTCAGGGCAGCCTCGATGGACGCCTCCCGGTCCTCATCTGCGAGTTCCGGGTCCTCAAGCGCGGTCTTGACCTGCTTGTGGACCTCCTGCAGCGCCTTGATCGTGTCGGCGTTACGCGTGCGCTGCTTCTCGGTCGTCCAGAAGCGGTCGCCAACCTTGTCCGTCTCGATCCGGTTGTTCAGCCAGTCACCGAAGTTGTCCATGAAGGACTCGATGAACGCGGGGATGTCAGCAACGTGGTTGACGCCCCCGGGAACCTCGATACGGGCGTAGTCGATGGGACCAGCCTGATCATCGAAGGCACCAGCAGGAGTCTCGGCAGCAGCACCAGGAGTGTTGACCTCCTGGAGACCACCGTTACGCTTGAAGTCCTGGAGTTGACCACCCAGGCCGCGGCGGATCGGCTCGGGAACACCCGGGTTGCGGATGATCTGACCGACCGCCGACTCGAATGCGTCGGTGTCTCCAGACTCGAGAGCATCCTCCATACGGAAGATCTCGTTGGCGACAGCGTCCACGACAGCGTCGGGGATGCGCTGATCGGCCTTCATGCGCTCAGAGACGCCCCACAGAGCGTCGATGATGTTCTGACCCAAGCCACCGGCCTCGGCAGGTGCTTCGGGCGTCTCCGGGGCAGCAGGAGCCTCGACGGCTTCCGGCTCGACAACGTCAACAGGGGCCTCAGAGGGCAGTGAGCCCTCTTCGATAATGCCCTGCTCCTTGAGGTCGTTCGCGGCAGCGATCTCGTTGAGGTCGAATGCGATCTGCGGGTAGGCCTCACCAGTCGAAGCGTCAGCGAACTCGTCGGTGTCCGTGATCTCGTCAGGGGTCTTGTCGGTAACGTCCGTACCAAGCACCTCACTGAGGCGAGCGCGAGCAGACTCCTCACGAGTCTCGTAGATCTCTTCGATCGTGGACTCGCCCTGAGGCAGAGAGTCGGGAGAGTGCTCCTCGATGAAGTCGAGGGCCTCGTTCCAGTCTTCGGCAACACCGATGACATCCGGCTCTTCCGGGTCGGACTGGTCGGTGACGACCAACTGACCACGCTTGTTCTCACTGACCGTGATGCGACCATCCGGCGAGACGAACGTGTCCTTGCGGCCACGACCATTCTGCCGACGCTCGAAACCTTCGGGGGCTTCGTTCACGTTGTCGATCGGGCCGAGGGGCTCTTCGTCAGGCACCGGAGTTCCAGCGTCGACCCAGCCACCCGTCTCCGGGTCCTTGATCCACTCGTTGACGTTGCCGTCAGCGTCACGAACGAGGACGGAGTTCTCACTGTCCGGGTTGAGGATCGCCTTGGCACCCTCGGGCACCTCGATACCCTCCGGGATCTGCGGAGCATCCGGCACGTCGATCTGCGGCTCGGTCTCGGGGATGTCAATGTTCTGCTGCGGGACGTCAGCGCCGTCACGGTAGATGTCACTCAAAGCAGCACCAAGGATCGTGCTGTCCTGGATCTTCACCGTCTCGTCGCTACCAACACCAAGGCCACGCTGGGCACGGTCATAGAAGCGACCGCGCGCGTTGATTGCCTCGGCGGCGAATGCGCCCCACGCGGGGTCATTCTCGAAGGCATCCTTGAGAGCAGAACCAGTTGCGCCACCCTCAATTGCGTCAGCAATCGTGTCGAGGCCACGACGACGAGCGACCGCAGCCGCTTCCTCGCGCGTCGGTGCGTACATACCGGCAGCACTGATTGCGTCGAGGTCGTTGCGACCGAAGACAGCACCACTAGCACCGTGGGCGAACGCAACCTTGCGCGCCGAGAGACGCTGCATCTTGCCTTCGCCACCAACCTGGACACCAATCGTGTTGGTGTTCGGCTCCATGTACACAACCTGTGCGTACGCAGCGCCGGTCCAGACCCAGTCACCCTGCTGGATGACACGACCATTACCGTCGATCTTCCGGCGCAGCGTGATCGCAATCGCGCCGTTACGGCTCAGTTCGGAGAGACGACCGGCGTTCATTCCGGCGTAGTGGCGCTCAGCGCCAATCTCAACCATTGCCTTGGAGAGTTCGTCGTAACTGATGCCGAACTCGCCCTGCAGGTTCGCCATGAGGATACCGAAGTTGTTGCCATCCTCAGGCGTGACGTTCAGGACCGACGCACTCGAGGTACGCGTGTAGTCGTGGTAACCCTTCTCGTAGTACCCCTTCGGGACGTTCGGGTCACGGTCTGCTTCAGGCGTGTTGAACAGGTCCGGGCGGAAGTCACGCACAACTGCGGTCTTCGCGCCGTTCTTCTCTTCGTGGATGCGGACCACGAGACCAGTGAAGGCGGGACGAACCCATGCGCCACCACCGCGGCCACTACCAGCGTCAACCTGCACGATCGATCCGGGCTGGATCGACGTACCATCCTTGTCGGTGGTACGGCGGTCTGCGGGAGCACCCTTACCACGACGGAACAGAGCACCGAGGCGGTCAAGACCGTTAACAGCGCGCGGCTTGACCAAGCGGTCACCAGCGACGAAGTCACGGACAAACTCTTCTGAGGTCAGTTCGGGCTGACCCGCGTTAACACGCGCCTTGTTCACCGTCTCGCGCTCAGCCTCAATCGGGTCATCGATCGCGTTGCCGTCGATGTCCTTGTAGACGTTGACGCCCGTCTCGGCACCAGGGAGTTCGGTGTCGCCAGGAAGCGACGAGCGCTCCTGACCACGACCCTGTGCGAGCGCGCCCTTCTGCAGGCGACCCTTCGTCTCACCGAGGACCTGACCCTGCAGGCTCAGCGAGGTAGCGAATGCGTTGTCGTACAGAGTCTCGAGCGCGCCTGCCTGTCCGGGGACAAACTTGTCGCCGTCCTGGTGACCTTCGCCGCGGAGGGTGTCCAACTCACTGGCAGCCTGCTCGAAGAGTTCACCGATCTTCGCGGCACTCTCGGCACGCTTCTCAGGGGTGGCGTCAGGGTCACGACGGTTCTTGAGACGACGCTCGAGAACGTCGGACTCAGCGCGCGCCTGCTCAAGCAAGTCGGCAGCCTTGAGTGCGCCTGGGATCGGGTTACCACCAGAGCGCGCGTTACGCAGCGCCTTGATGTTGTTGTCGAGACGACGACGCTGTCCACCATTGAGCGCGCGGGCCTTGCCACCAGCACCGCTCAAGCGGGCCTTCGAGTCGAGGACCTCAATGTCGCCCTTCGGGACACGGACCAAGTCACCCTTGCCGAACTTCTGCTTGGCGTCAGGCGAGAGCGCCTTGTCCATACGGACCCAGATGTCGCCATTCGGGCTGATGCGCTCAACACGACCGGAGGCGTCGTTGAACTCGCCACCCTTCTTGGTGCGGAACTTGACCTGACCAAAGGTGTTGATGAAGCGACCGTTGTGGTCACGCGGGTGCAACCATGGCTTCCACACTCGACCGAGGGCATCAACGATCGCGTTGGCACCCGCGGCTGTGATGGCAGCGGGGCTGCCCTCCAGCGCGAAGTCGTTTCGGTTACCTGCAACCATGACAGAGACCTCACTGAGTGGGAAACTTAGGGTGGGGACTTCGAGTTCGTCTGTCGTTCGGTACAAAAGCGTGATGTGCGGCGTGTAGCCATGCGTCTGGTCTACTGGGACACCAGCCTCGAGGAGGCGCGCGATGAGGTCTTCACGGGTACTCGGGAGACCGGGAGCATCAACGGAAGCGTAGGTGACATCGGTACCATCGACATCATCATCATTCTGGAAGATGCCGATGCCGGAAGTCTTGGCGTCGAGCGGGGGATTCGCGGCAGCCCACTCAGCGACAACACGATGCATGTCCGTGACCTGCTGCTCGGTGAGATCCGCGGCCTTGCCTGTGTAGGCGAGCGTGATGTGGAGTTCCTCAACAGGCTCTCCACCTTCGATAGCCAACTCGCGCGCAACGTCTGCGGGCACGAAGAAGGCAACCATCGATCCGGTATGTGTTTCCGGCATGGTTACACTCCTTCCTGACGTAGTTCGGTGTTCACGCGCGCCTGTGCAAAGGCGTCTCGGGTGAACGGAGGACGTTGTTCTACGGGTAGCATTGCGTACTCGCGCACTCCTGTCAAGTAGGCGCGGCGAAGAATGTCAGGGTCGACACCAGAAGCCTCAGCCTTCTCCACAATCACACGCTCGTGCTCAGGCAACTCAACCGCACCAGCCGACGCGGTGACGGGCATCTTGCGCCAGTCGCTCGGGATGAGGCTTGAGCAGTGAAGAACACGGGCACGACGTGAGACCATCCGACGCGCGGCAAGCACTTGGTCGGTCACGTCCGTGACCTGCTCGAGAAGAGAGACCGCTTCGCGGATACCAGTAGGTGTGTCGAGAGACAGCATCAGGCGGTCGGCTCCTCGGTCGGTGCGGGTGTCTCGGGCGCTGGCGGTGTCGGGGTGGGCGGTGCCTCGGGCGGGCTCGTGTCGGAGGGCTTTCCGCCGAGTGCCTGGATGATCTCAGGCGGAAGGGCAGTTCCTGGGCTCTCCTCGGCGGCTGCTTCCTGAACGGCTGCCGTCTGCTTAGGCGCGTACGTCTGCAGAACCTTGTCAAGGTACTCAGGCAAGACCTGACCCTTGGCGAAGGCGACACGACGCGCGACTTCCTCGGGATCGGGAGCGTCAGCCGGGTCGAACCCGTTGTAGTGCAACCATGCCTCATCCGAGATGAGGTAGTTGGCGTGCGCGTACTCGGAGGTCGCGGTGAGGTCGGGCGAGGCGATGACGCTGGACGGGTCGAACCAGACACCGACTCGAGCGGCCTGCTCACGCGAGAAGCCCTGTGCTTCGAGCACGGGGCGGAGGTAGGCGGTCGTGATCGAGTTACAGATGCGCTGGACAAGCGGCTCGATGTGCTGCTTGTAGAGGCTCTCATCGATCTTGACGGCGTTGCTGTACTTGACGTTCGCCAAGCCACTGACGACATCCTTCGGCAGGTCGATGCCCTGCAGGATGCGCTCGAGAACTCGGTCCGCGCGCTCCTTCAACTGCTCATCAAAGACGCGGTCGAACTTGATGTACTGGATGGCTGCGCCAGCCTCGGTAGGACCGCGCACCAGGAGCGGAACAACGGCAGATGCGTTGGTCTCGTCCTGGATGGGCGTGGTCATCGAGTCCATCAACTCGTCCTCGAACGACTCGTACTCGTCGTCCGGGTCTCCCACGTTGTCTTCGTAGCCCTGGGGACCAGAGACGCTCAGCGTGTCAGGGATGAAGAGCATACCGGCGTTGAGGCGCGAACGCGCCGTTGCACGGAAGGTCGTGTTGATGAGTTGCAGTTCGGCACAGAGGTCAAGGACACCGCGCATCGAGGAGTGGGGGAGCGACTTGAACCGCGGGTGGGCGGTCCAGACGCGCGCGACGTAGTAACCGGCGCTCTCGTTGATCGCGGTCTTGCGGATTCCGCGGGGGTCTTCGAGGATGAAGGCATCCCGGCCAGACACGAGAATCTCGCTAATGGAGCGGACGTCCCATGAAACGCGGGTGCCGGATCCGATGAGCGCGGGGGACCTGACGAGGTAGCACTCGCCAGACACCGTGAGGTTTAGTACGAAATCGCGGATGATGTCCTGAATTGTGCCATCTGCGGGGTGGAGACGCTCGAGAGCCATCTCCGCAGCCTGCCCGAGGCGCGGGGTGAGGTCATCGACCTCACCAACCGGACGCCAGCCATTCTGCCCCTCAGGGACAACGGCGGCGTGGAGCAAGACCTTAGAGGTGATGTTGGCGAGCAGGTCGACCGCGTACGCGATCTCACCGATCTCGTCGTAGTAGTCCCATGCCTCTGTCTGCCACTTGACACTCTCACGAGTGCGCGTATTGAACTCGTCAATACTGGCGCGGTTAGAGAAGGACTCCTTGGCAGCGGCGGCTGTGATCGCGCGCGGACTACCAGTGGCAGTGCTCGCCGGGAGAGCAGATTCTCGCTTACGACGGCTGAATACGCCCACAGGTATAACCCCTTGGTCTTTGCACGGATCGACGGCGGCGTATGTCGTTTACTGTGTTGGCCTCTACTCTACCAGACATTCTCTGTGTCTTGGAGAAGCGTGTAGATCAGAGAGACCACTCCTGCAACCGCTCCGACCAGCACCAGAGCGGGTCCAACGACCGGAATCAACCAAATCAGAGCAACAAGACCCGCGGCCCAGACGCTCAGGCAGTGGGGGCAATCGATCGCTCCGGTGGCGAACTGGGCCACTCGCTGACGGTGTGGATGCTCCATGTTGAAGGAAGCCTGCGCGATACGATCGCGCAGGCCCTCCGTGATGGTGTCGACACCGATCAGACGAGTGAGCCGGTAAGCCGCCAAAGCAATCAGGATGAGTGCCTCAAGCATTGGAGCCCTCCGGGCCTTGGCTGTCGGGGGTCTCAGCGACGTTGAGGTTGGCGAGGTAGATGCCCTCGGACGTCTTGCGCGCGAGGTCGATCAGTGTACCGTCGTTGACGATGGTGAAGTCACAATCGTCAGCCGAGATCGAGTTCTCTGAGGCGTGAGTGAACGGCGGGGCATCGATGCCTGGACGCTGGACCCACCAGACTCGACCGCCCGCGTAGTGAACGAACTCAATCTCGTTCTCGAAGCGGACATCCGGGATGACAACGCGAGCACCATCGCGGAGGCTGAGAGCGAGCGCAATCGGCCACGCATCGCGGTCGAGGGTGTCGCGGACGCCTTCGGTACCGAGACGCTGGAGGAACTGGCGGGACTCGGGGTAGACACGCTTGGTCTCCTCGTAGCCAATCTCAATGACAGCCTCGCTGTACCGGATGAGGGACCCATCCGCACGCAGACCGATGTACGGGTCAACCTTCGTGGTGACCTCACGGAGCGCGTCAGCGAACGAGGCGCGGAAGAAGTCGTTGTTCTGGACGAGGGTGAGGGCGGCGGTGTCCTTGCCCGACTGAGCCCAACCGGCAATGCCGATCACGGTGATGCGCGGGAGAATCGCCGGACCATCCTCGGTCATACCGAAGCGGTAGACGGGGAAGCCGACGCGGTACGCGATCTTCACAATCTCGCGGCAGGCGTAGTCATTCTCCCAGCCAGGGTAGACCAGAAGGCCATCAGTGACCTCGGCGTCAACAAGGATCTCGAGGCGCTGGAAGAGGTAGTTAGCCTCAACTTGACAACCCTCACCGGGGCAGTCGATGCCTGCGAGGACGGTGTACGGGGTGAAGGTGTTAACCGCCACGATGAACTCGTTGATGTCCTGGATGGGCTCGCCCGGAGGGTAGAGAAGTCCGAGGGTCGGAGGCAGTTGTCCAAACGAGTCGTCAAAGGGCGGGTGGTCTCCGAAGATTTCGTTGCTGTCGTCAGTCATGCGATGTCCTTTCGGCTAGAGGGAAACTTGAACTGTGTTCGGGAACGGACGGAGGGAGCGGAGGCGTGAGCCGCAGCCGCACCCCTTGTCCTTGTGAGCCCGGAGACTACCACCCTCGAGTTCGATGAGGATGCCCCCGGGTTCGCTACGTCCACCACTAGCCGTAACCAGTGGCTCAGAATGGAGGAGCCCGATGCCTGGGGCCTCGGGAACTTCCACGAAGAAGTAGGCCATCGTTCGTGTGACGATCACGCGAACTCGACCACGCCAGCACAGATTGAACTGGGCATTCTGCTCGGCTTCCACAGGGCAGATACGCGCGGGATAGAGATCGTACACGACCTCCTGGGTAACCAGTGCCTCAGGCTCAACTGTGGGGTCCCAAGGGATAGCGGGCTGTGTGGTCCACCGAGGGGCGGGCGGCTTACTCATACGTCAGTTCTCCAGGGTCGATGGCGAACACAACGGAGAGGATCTCGCCGCTGGTTCGGACAGGGGACAGGCTGTACGGAGGCTGCTGGTTAAGCCACTGCAGCGCGTCGTACGGAGTGGACAGAACCGGCACTCCAGCGTGGAGGACGTCGCCATTGATCTCTCGGATGGTGAACTTGCCGATGTTGGATCCGGTGGGCGTCAGGTAGTAGTGGAACGTACCACCCAGCGCAGCATGGGGGTCGACCGTCTCGGGCAGGCTCGTGAAGAGCCCGTCCTTCGGGTTGCCCTCGGAGATCCGACGGCGGATGGCCTGATGGTTGATGCCAGTGGCGCGAGCCAACTCCTCAACCGGGACCTTCCGGGCGTTTAGAGACGCGAGGGTCGCGTTCAGGAGTTCGCGGGCCATCACCTCAGGTGATCCCGGAGCAGAGTGGCGCGTCACAGCCCTTGCGGTGTAGGCAAGGTCAGCGAGGCCCTCGGCAACGTCAGGATGAATGCCGGGCGAGTGGGTGCGGTCGGCGCGCGTCTTATGCGGACGCCTCCGCTTCAGGGGTCGGGAAAGATACATATCCGTACCCTACCATGCTTTCGGCAGTTACGGCTTGACGACCGTGAAGAAATCGCTCGAGCGGGTGACCTGTGTACGAACAACCCGGTTCGGGGAGTACGACGTGATGGTCACGATCTGCCACTCACCTGGAGGAACCTCGTCAGGGATGGTGATGACCGAGGGGAAGTTATCGAAGCACACTGGGGCTTCTGGTGCGACAAAGCCAATCGTGGGGAGGGACAGGTAACCGAGTCTACTGGAGATCCGCCGCTCAACAGTCACGTCGTACCCATTGTTGCAATACGTACCCTGTGAAGTCATCACCAGGACATCCCCCGGCTTGACCTCGGTGGGCTCAACAGTGAGGTGGTTTGAGGAGTAGGTGACCCCAACCGCGGGGTTGATCTTCCAGTAGATGATCACACCAAAGACAATACCGAGAGCAAGAATCGCCAGCGTGATGATGGCGATACCAACCTTCGCTGGTTTACTATATTGGGCGTCATCGAGCCATGAAGCGTGCATACCACGGAAGATGCTCATAATCAGGCCACCGCATTCTGTCCTGTGAGGATTGCGATTGCGCCACCGACAAGGCCAAGCAGCACCGCAATGACGACCGCCCAGAAGACCTTCTCGAGCGGCCCGAACCGAGAGATCGGAACGTAGTTGACCCGAATGTCCGCGGTGATTTCCGCGCGGCTCCGCGCTACCTCATCTTCGAGGTCAACCATCCGCTGCTCCACGCGGCCCATATCCTTCTGGATTGCCGCAACCTCAGTCTGGATGAAGGTCTTGATCTCGCGGGCTTGAGCCTCGTCGCGGATCTCCTTGACGTCGAGCCGACGAACGATGTCGCCTAGGCGACTCATCACGTCCGTCACCAGATTCTCCTCGCCCGCCATCAGAATACCTGCCCTGGCGTACGTCGGGAGACTGTGTCAGGACCAGTATACATTGTCCTGGTATGTCCGGCAGTCTTCATCGCTTATCCTTAATCCAGATCCTCGACTACGACAAGGTACACGTAGTCGTGTTCGGGGAATGTCTGAGGCACGCCGGTCCAGTAAACGTCGAACTCAGCAAAGTAGCGCCCGTGGCGGGCAGAGAAGAGGGTGGGGTCAACGTAAACCTTACCCTTACCTGCTCCGATTTGG